CCAGATTACATAAGATATTTAATTTACTCCCCTTTTATACCGACGCCTCTGGTCAGGCTAAGTATATTAGGGGTTCTTTTTTTTATGACCAATAGACTTATTTTAAACCCTTCTAAGCCAAAGGAAGGTAACCAAAGGAGCAACTTACTAGTCACTAGTTTGGATCGAGTCAATAATATTAAAAACAGAAAAGTTTTCCTAGGGGGCTTTTTCTTTTTTGTTTTTGTTTTTCTTACGGTTGTTTTTCTTTTTACTTTTTCTTTTAAAGCAGTTTAGCATTATGAACACAGTATCATACAAGACAGGAATAAAACGGATGGTTAAAGTGATAACCATGATTCACAAAGCTGAATTATTAAGTCTAAAACATAAAGACATAGTAAATCAGTATATCATACTAGAGAATCTAAATGATATTGTGTCTAAAAAAAAGATTTCAATCTTTGTAATAAAAGAGTATAACAGAATTGGCTCATCTATTTATAGAGAAGATAAGCTACCTGTTAAAAGCCGAGTGTTAAAATCTAAAACGTATCATTCAGATAGGAAAAAAGCCTACAATGAATATCTAAAATCGGCCAAGTGGATTAACTTTAGAAACAAGATTAAACTAGATAGGGGTAATAAATGCGAGATTTGCTCTATAAGTGGGGTTGAATTACACGGCCACCATTTAACCTATGTTAGATTTATGAATGAACTAGAGTCCGATATCCAGATTCTATGTAAGCAATGCCATAAAGACGTTCACACTAAACCACAAAAGAAAGCTAAGAGATTAAAAACAAACGAACCTAAACACTATTCTTATACGCCTATTAAAGTTAAAAAGAATAAGGTTAAAGTAGTAGATAGGTATAAGCTAAAAAAGAAACGAAAGGCTAAGATTAAAACATTTCTACATGATATGAACTTAAAGGAGCGTGAAGCAATGCGAGAAAAGAACAGAGCTGTGTTAATAAATAATAATAACAGATAAAAAAAAATAACTAATTTTGAACTCAATGGAATATAAAGGCTTGATAGAGAAAATGATAGTTGTTAAACTAACTACTAGAAACAGACCTAGTCAAGCCCTTGAAGCTCTAAGAAAGGCTAAAGATTTAGCTAATAACCCATCAAGGATTAAGTGGTTAATTAGTTTAGATACTGACGATGAGCTTTGTGGCCATGAGTTTACTTTAAAATTAAGAGAACTTTTAAAAGAACCTCACATTTATTACGGAGCTAGCAAGTCTAAAATCCATGCCATTAATAGAGATTTATTAATCTTTAGTCAAATGGAATATTGGGATATTGTGGTTAGTTTAAGCGATGACCAAACCTGTGTTAAACAAGGTTGGGATTCAATTATAAGAGAAGCTATGCCTAATAGCCTAGATGCCTCTTTATGGTATTATGACTCTAGCCAACCACGTATAAACACAATGGAGATACTAGGTATAAATTATTGGGATAGAACACAAACAATTTACCATCCTGAGTATAAAAGTTTCTATTGTGATAACGAAGCAACTGAGGTGGCTAAGATGCTAGGTAAGTTAATTAAAAGCCCTGATGTTTTATTCAGGCACGATCACCCGGCTTGTCAGCATCCAACTTCTTTAAGGGATGATGGTCTTTACCAAAAGAATCAATTAGCTTGGGATTACGATAAGGAACTATTTAACAAACGTAGAGCTATTAACTTTGGACTATGAAAGCAAATGAATTAAGGATTGGTAATTTAGTACAAGTTGATACTGTACCAGTTAGGGTGTTATGGTTTGATTATGATGGGGCTGTTTGTGAGTCTTTAGATAAAAAAGACATGGTACAAATGCACATAGAACCCATCCCATTAACCGAAGAATGGTTGATAAAGTTTGGGTTTATGAAACCTAAAAATCCAACTAAAGGGTTCGAAAACTCATTTTCTAAAGGTAGTTTTATTTGGACTGAACATAGATTTTACTTAGATGCAGGAAACGATGAGGGGTGGATTATAGATGAATATAAGATAGAATACGTACACCAATTACAAAACCTTTATTTTACCTTAACTGGAGAGGAATTAGAAATAAAATGAGCGAATTTTTAAGTATATTAATTCCTATCCACGAGAAACATCATAAGAAGTTCCAACTATTACACGATGATATTAACTCACAAATAGGTTACGGTAAGCATGATGTGGTAGAGGTTTACCCTTATTTAAACAATGGGGAAAAATCAATAGGACATTACAGAAACGAGTTACTAAGTTGGGCTAAAGGTGAGTACTTATGCTTTATTGATAGTGACGATAGAATAGCTAAGGATTATATTAAAACCATTTTAAAAGCACTTGAAAGTAAACCAGACTGTTTATCTTTGAGGGGTGAGATAACCATCGACGGGGGAATCCCTGAGTTATTTGAGCATAGCATTAAATACTCTGAATGGAAAACAACTACCAATCCAATTAAGTATGAGCGAAACACGAACCATTTAAACGTGGTTAAGAGTGAAGTAGCTAAGGCTGTTAAGTTTCCTGACAAAGATTTTGGTGAGGATTCAGAATATTCACAAAGACTTTTAAAGTCAGAACTTCTTAAGAAAGAAGTTTACATAGATAAAATATTGTATTATTATGATTATATTAGCAACAAATGAAAGCTATTAGTTACGCACTATTTGGTTACAATAAAGAACGTCAAGATAATTGTTTTGATTTTAACAGCTATTTAAGAGGCTTAATGATTTCTATTAGGATGAATAGAATAGTTTATCCTGAATGGACTACGGTATTAAATACTGATAAAGAAACCTACGAAGCGTTTAAGGAATTATTTGATGGGATAAAGGATTTAGAAGTTTATGTTAACGAACCTGAGCCTTTATGCAAGGCAATGCTTTGGAGATTAAAACCCGTTTATTTAAACAAAGGTGGCAAAGAGTGGGATAAGCCTAAATTCACTCATGTACTTTGTAGAGACTTAGACAGCCCAACCACTAAGAAAGAAGCTCAATGCGTTCAGTACTGGTTAAACAAAGGTAGTGCCATGCACGCTATTACAGACAGTGTATCACATAACATTCCTTTACTTGGAGGCATGATAGGAATAAAGACTGATACGTGGACTTTGAGAATGCCAGACAGTTGGGATAAACTATTGCAACTTAACCAACACATTGATTATAAAAGAAAGGGAGCCGATCAAACTTTTTTAAATGAAACAGTATATCCGGCATGGGCAAACAAAGGAAGTGAATCAATAACTCAGCACTACTTGTTAGGAATGGCTAACACATTCTTAAATGATTGGCATAATGAAGTACCTACTTATTTAGACTTAAACATACCAGAAGAAACAAATACTATTTGCGGTCACATTGGAGCAAGTGGCTGGTACGAAACTGCTTTGTTTAAATTCCTTAGAAAGTATTGGAATGATTACGAAGATTTATTATCTTTAGAAAAGAAATATCCTAACATATTTTATTGGGTAAATGAATCATAGCATTGTAAACATAAATGGAATACACGCTAATACTCAGGTAATATATTTAGAGCATTCAACTGACATAAGCCATCTACTAACTATTAAGGATGAGCTAGGTAATGAAATATTAATAACAATTATAAACGGTGAAATAAATGGAGTACGAGAAAATTATAGTAGTAAGCACAAATAACAACCCAGACTATTGGTTTTATTCCCCTTATATTTATAAGGCTTGGAAATCTTACGGTTGGTCAGTATGCACAATGATTACTGATGACGTAGATAGGGCTAATATTAAAAGTGATTACACGGTAGTAGTTCCTAAGATGGAAGGGATTAGACAGGAAACAATATCACAGGCATCAAGGTTATACGCTGCACGTTTCTTTGGGTTCCAACCTGATAAGTATTTAATGATTAGTGATATGGATTTACTTCCACTATCTGATTACTGGCATCCTAACATGGATGAGATTACAAGTTACGGCCATGACTTAACGGACTACTCTTTTTATCCAATGGGATATATTGGAATGACTGCGGATAAATGGCAAAAGGTAATGTTACTAACTGAGAATAGTGTAGCGGATTTTAAACGTGATGCTGATTGGTTAGGGACTCCATACAAAGAAGATTGGGAAACGTGGTGGAACTATGACTGGGATTTATTAACTAAAAGATTAAAGGCTTCAGGCTTACCTATTACAAATGTATTAAGAGGTAGACAGCCGGGTACTTGTTACGCATTAGGTAGAACAGATCGTGGCAATGGAATGATTACACCTGAAGGTCAAATGATAGATGCTCACTGTGAGAATGTAAATGTAAAGCATGAAGAAAAGCTACCTAAGTTCTTAAAACTATTTGAATCAGTATACGGAAAATTATGACAAAAAAAGATTGGATAATAATATGAAGATTTTAATAATGGTGCAAGCCACCCATATACCACCCTTTGATAAAATAATCAAGGGACAAAAGGAAACTTGGGATTCAATAGATGTTGAGGGGGTAGATACAATATATTACTACTCAGGCAATGAGTTCAAACAATATGGTAAAGACTTATATGTTAAGTGTCCACAGGAAGCCAATATGAACAACTACAGGTTTAAGTTAGCTTTAGATTGGATATTTGATTCTAACTGTGCTTATGATTATATATTTAGAACCAACGCATCAAGTTACGTTAATAAGCAAAAGTTAAAAGAATATATATCTACTCTACCAAAAACAAAAGTTTACAACGGTAAGTTAGGCGGAGGCTTTGCATCTGGATGCGGTTTTGTTTTATCTACCGATCTAGTTAATATATTAAGAACTATTGATGACTACCCTACAGACTCTGAAGACTGTTTAATAGGGGTTTATTTAGAGAGAGCAGGCGTTCACCCAACGGATGCAGCGAGATGGGATGTATTTCCTTATAACAGCTCACATGATCAAAGAATGAAGAACCCTTATCTTTACCACTACCGTTGTAAGAGCGATGATTTAGATAGGACTAAAGACGTTTGGGCAATGAAACACATTCATAATTTATTACATGGTTAGCTGCGTTATAAACCTACCCCAACGTACAGATAGATACGAACTCTTTAAAGAGGAAGTAAAGTGGATTGGATTAAAGCCTATGGTTATAGATGGGATTCCTCACTTAAAACCAGAACAGGGAATAGGCCAAGCTCATACTAACTGTATTAAGTTAGCTAAGGAACAGGGACTGCCGTACATTTGTATCATGGAAGATGATATAGTATTTCAGGCTAAGGAAAAGACTATTGAATACTTTAATAAGTGTTTAGATAATTTGCCAGACAGTTGGGATATATTAATGGGAGGCGTTTATAATAGAGGGGGAACAACAAAGCACAATGAGTATTGGGATAAGATAAGTAAATTCTGTGGCTTACACTTCTATATTGTAAATGCTAACAGCTATGATAAGTTATTAACATGGGATGGAATTAACCACTATGATAGATGGTTAAGTAAACAAAATTTAAGTATATTTGTAACAGCTAAATACATAGCTCATCAAAGGGATGGTTACAGCGATAACGCAAAGAATCACACCAAGTACAACGATGAGCATTTAGATAAAAGTAAGCTACTATGAACATTACAGAAGAACAGCCAAACATACAGAACGAGGTCGATAGGATTGCTAATGAGATAATGAAGCAAAAGGAAGGTATCTTTAGAAAGAAACTAAAGGAGCTAGGTTATAACGATAAGTTCATTGAACACTTAGCTAAGCGTAACACTTGGAGGTTCAAGAAGATAATGATAGTAGAGGATGAAGTTTGTGAGCATTTTATTATTGATAACAAAACTAAGGAAGGTCAAAGGGTAGTAAGTTTTTACAAACCAGACCGAAAGATTGAGGGGAGTGAGTTAAGTATTGATATTAAATACTTCTAATGTTAAATGAATTACTATCTAAGAATCATAAGTACATTAAACATTGTGCCCGGAATATCTGCCGAGTAAAGAATGAGTTAATGGCTGATGACTTGATTAGTGAAACATACTTGAAGATAACTAACTGGGACGCAATACCTGAAAAGGATGAGGAATTTATAAAGGTATTTGTTACTCAAATGAAGTGGGAGTTTAAAGGTAAGAGATCAAAGTTTAACAAGTTGTACAACGGTAAGGAGTTAGAGATAATAGAAGGACACCAAGTAGTTGACAATGAATCCTTAAACGAGATATATTTAAACTGTGAGGAAACAAACCAAGCCACTAAAGAATTAATAGACGTGGTAAGTCATTTGAATAAATCAATGGCAGAGAACTATGTTAACTTGGTAGTGTTTAAAGAAAGTTTACCGGGGTGGGATAAAGAGATATTTCACCAGTACTTTGAATTAGGAATGAGTAGCAGGGACATAGCCAAAGGATTAACAGACTTAGTAGGTTATGAATCTAACTACCAGAATATTAACAAATTAATAAACGAGGTTAAAACAAAGATAGAACAATGGAAAAGCCAATCACAATAGAAGAATTGAATAGTATTAATACTGTAAGAAATGAAGAGGCAGATAATGAGTTAAGGCATAAAGATGCAGTTTCAAAATGTATTAGAGAAATAAATTCTATTCTTAAAACAAAGTGGCACCTAAGAAAAAAAGGAGAGTTTGTTTTAGTAGATACAAAACATTATTGGGGATATGATGCTTTTAACGAAGCGGCAAAAATGTTTCAGGAAAACGGAATCGAGTTATCATATTATCAGCCACATAGAAATTTAAGTATAAAAGTATAATTATGGAAACAATCAACTTTATAGGAATACTAGCAGCCACTTGGTTATTCACCACAGGAGCCGGATCAATACAATTCATTAAGAACTTTTTAACAGTAGGCAATCTATCAACTCCTAAAGGATTAACACTTCAAGTGATTCAGAAGCTAATCAACTGTTCAATGTGTTCAGGCTTTTGGATTGGGTTAGCATATTACCAGAACTTTCTAATAGCATGCATCGTATCAATAAGTGCTGAGATATTTAGTAGGTTGTTAAAATTAACATTTGATAAGATATGACTTGGAAGGAAGAAGTTAAACAACTAATAGATAGTGTATTACCATTAGGAGTAGCACCATTACACATAACGCATAAGATTTTTAACATATACAACGAACATAGACACGAACTAATACCGGGGGTAAACCTACCATACGAAAGCGGACACGGTTGTTCAAGATGTGTTGAGAGAGTAATAACAAGATTACAAACCTACTTAAATGCTCAAAGAGATTGAGAATGAATGGGATGAAGAAGAAGAAACTACAGACGGGGACACAATGCCTTGGAGAATATGTAATGATACAAGCAATCTATATTAACAGCCCAATGGTTCAATACCTAGGCATATTATTTGTAAACTAATGAAGGATTTTATAGTTGGGGTATTATCAGTAGCAATTCAGTCAGTAGTAACATATTACTATTTTGATTATTTTGGGTTAAGTTGGCAATCTGTAATACCTTTATTTATTACCGTTCAATATGTTAAATTTTTTGCTTTTAAAGAAACAAACTAATGCACCCAACAAGGATATTTAAAACCCCTGAAGAACTTAAACAAGCATGGGATAACTATAAACTATCTCTAAAGGATCAAGCTAAAGAATGGCCTAAGATACAATACGTAGGTAAGGACGGACACCGAATGACTGATTACCCCGTACTACCTTATACATTAGAAGGTTTTAAACGCTATTGCTTTGAAAATCATGGAGATGTATCTAATTACTTTGATAACAACTTACAATATTATAATGACTTTAAGGTTATCTGTTCACGTATAAGGTTAGAAATCAGAGAACAACAAATTACTGGAGGCATGATGGGCTTTTACAACCCATCAATAACCCAAAGACTTAACGGCTTAGTTGAGAAGTCAGAAACTAAGAACGAACACACAGGAACTATAAATGCAAACTTTGGTAACACTATACAACCCACACCAAAACCAGAAGATAATACATGATTCAATTAACTTTGAACCTTACAAGTATTATGTTTTAAGTATAGGCAGGCAGTTCGGTAAGACTATGCTTGCAATGAACCAAGCGTTTTATTGGGCAATGAATGACCCCGGCTGTAAGATAGGCTGGGTAAGTCCAATCTATAAACAATCAGAAAAGGTCTTTGATGAAATGGCTAAGGCTTTTGAACCATCCTTTGTAAAGACCAATGCAAGTAAGTTAAAGCTCGAGGTTAACGGTTCATCCATTCAACTCTTTAGCTCAGAGCGTTACGATAACATGAGGGGGTTTACATTTGATTATCTTATAATAGATGAGGCGGCATGGCAAATGGAAGCGGCATGGACTAATGTATTAAGAGCTACCGTTTTAGTTATGGGTAAGAAAGTACTATTCTTATCTACTCCAAGAGGTAGGAATTGGTTTTATAACCTTCATGCACTAGATGGGGTAGACCCTCAGTTTAAATCCTTTAGAATGTCTAGTTATGATAATCCAATCATAGACCCTAATGAGATAGACTCAGCCCGTTATACATTACCAGAGCATATATTCAAACAAGAGTACTTAGCTGAGTTTGTAGATAACGGTTCGGGAGTCTTTAGTAATTTAACAATAGCTAATCCAACGGGATCAAGTTCTTATTATGCTGGGATAGATTTAGGTAGGGCAGATGACTACACGGTTCTATCTATCATTAATCAAAACGGGCATTTAGTTTACTGTGAACGCTGGAGGCATAACAGTTGGCAGAACATTATCAACTCAATGCTCCCCATCCTTAAACAATACAATCCACACGTATTAATAGAGGTTAATTCAATAGGGGACGTTATCTATGAGCAACTGTTAAAACTTTACCCAAAGATTAAACCATTCGTTACTACCTCAAAATCTAAACAGGATATCGTTGAGGGTTTACAGGTAGCTATTCAAAACCAACAATTCACTTTACCTAACATTGATTGGTTAATAAAAGAGTTCAATGTATTTACTTATGAGTATAACCCTAAGACTAGAAACATAAAATACTCAGCTCCTTCAGGCTTTCACGATGACGGGGTAATGAGTTGCTGTATAGCTTACCAATGTTACAAGGAATATAAGAGTAAAGGTGAGTTCAATTACATGATGGGTAGACTATAAACAGACCCAACTAATTGTATTATAGATTTAATGAATGTTAACCAAATATCAACTTTCAAATTAGAGCATTACATTAATAAGATGATGCTCGAGAAAGGTATCTCAAAGAGTTTAGTAGAAGAAGTTAAATATGAGTTTGCAGACCGCAAGCCTAAGCCAGATGAGGAATACTATTATTACTCTGGGCCTTTAGATGATAAGACTAGACCATTCTGTAAACAGATGCTAAAGTACGATAAGGTAGTAAGCTCAGTCGATATAGACATACTGAGCAACTACCTAAACTACGATGTTAAGTTATACAAGGGTTCTTACAACTGTAGACATAAATGGGTAAGATTTAGAGGTAAAAGAATTTTAACCCCTGAGTTAACTATCACACAGATTAGGAAACTAACTAGCCTAGGCATAGAAGGATGATTACAATAAACAACTATAAAGACTTATTTGAGGATATCAAGAATGCTCACTATCAATTAAACTCTTATGGGTTTGGTGAGGCATGGCAGATAGAAGAACTAATGAACAAGGAAATAACCTACCCCTGTATGTTTGTTGTTCCTATCAACTCAACTACTTTAGACCAGACACAACAAAGAACATTTAGAATATTAGTATTTGATTTAGTTAAGCGTAATGACGTAGATGATAACCAAACCACTGAGGTATGGAGTGATACTGAACAGATACTAAACGATGTAATAAAGATATTAAGGGACGAATCAGATAACTATGACTTAACGGGTGATCCAGTTCTTGAACCATTCATGGAGGAGTTCACCGATTGGGTAACAGGTTGGAAGGCAGACGTAACAATAGATTCAGAATTAAATAGTAACTACTGTGATATACCTGCAAGCTCTTTTGTTAGTCCGGGAGGCAATACTACTTCAGTAACTATTGTAGACCAAGATGGTAATGTGCTTGCAACTGTAAACGGTGGAGGTTCTTATTTAGTAACTGTTCTAACAACTATTAACGATACTATTACTGCGAATGTAACAACGGTAGTAGATAATATAATATAACATGAAGGCATACCAGTCAAGAGAAACAGGCTTATGGAAATGGGGTACTAGAGGTGAGTATCAATTCTCAACTAGAGATGAGGCTTATAAGTACGGCATGGAAAAGTTTGCTGAGGCTATGAAAAGACTTAGAGAAAGACAAAACCAAATAGGTCAGAATCATGGCAGAGCAATATAAGTTTACTGAAAAGTATTTAAACAAGTACGGCAAAGAAGTTGTATCTGAGATCAAGAATAGATTAACTAACAACGCCACAGGTGACTTAAAGAAATCTATCAAGTATAAGATAGATAAGAATGAATTGACTCTATCATTCTACATGAATGAATACGGTAAGTATATTGATTCGGGTGTGAGTGGTAGGGGTAAGATAAAAGGTTTTAAAGGTAAGAGTAAGAAAGTACAAAAGGGACAGGTAGATAAATTTGAGGGTAGACGTTATGCCTTTAAGGATAAGATGCCACCGGAGGACTCAGGCTTTAGAAGATGGTTAAAGATTAAAGGTATTGATAAGAGTGCTTCATTTGTAATTAGACGTTCAATATGGATGTTTGGAATACAACCTACTAACTTCTTTACCATACCAACTACTAGAAGGCAGAAACAATTTGAACAAGGGTTAGGGGATGCAATGGCATTGGATATTGATAAACAATTAGAAAAAGAATTAAAGTAAATGGCAATCACAGTAACACAAACACCAGCAGCATACACACCTAACTACAATGCACAGGCGTTTAGAGCAACCTCTAATCAAACTTCAGTAAGTGATTTTACTTATAGAGTGATAGTTACTGATTTAATAACTGGCACTTCTCAAACCTATAACTGTCCTAAACGACCTGTGTTATCTGACCTTTGGTTTGATGCTAAAGTATTCACCGATCAATTCATTCAAAACTATGTACCTAAGAATACTTATGGATTCCAAAGGTGTACGGATGCAATTAGAAAGATACGTGTTAATATTGGCGAGTATTATTCTGCCTCTTACCATGCGGGGAGTAACTACGATTATATTATTTGGAACGGAGTAGCAAAGCCATTAGATTGGGTTTACTATGATTCGTCAGATTATGTTTACAAGAACTCTACAAGTAATTTTAAGTATATTACGAGTGACGTTTACAATACGTTAACTGGATGGTACACTTCTAATAAGATTACGTTCCCAGATAAGAGCCATTTCATTTATGCGCTAAGCTCGGAGAATAACGACTTAGAGTTTTTCAGGATTAACACGTATGATTCAGGAGGAACGGCAATAGGAGTTTATGACATACCTAATCCTTATCAATCAGGAACAACTTACACAGATAAGTATGTGGCTATTGACGTAGGACATAAAGGACTTACTAATATTTCATCTTCTCTATACACTGTAGTATCAGGGGCAGCTTCTATAATGGGGGCAACAGTTGCATACTACGATATAATAGATGGCTATACAATGCCTCCTGTAACAGCAAGGCAAAACATATCAAGGATATATGTAGGCTGCGAACCGACATTTACTGTTTATACTATTCACTACTTAGCTAAGTCTGGTAATTTCGAGACATTGAACTTTAACAAGATGTCAGAGCTTACCGAGACAAGCGAGAAAACATTTTACAGACAGAATCCAAACTCATTAAACGGTTCGTCTTGGGGATATGGCAGGGATGCTATGTGGGAGAAGTGTTTAAGTTCTATTGGTCAGGAATCAATACTACTTAACACAGATTGGTTAAGCGAGGATCAATTCAATTTCCATAGAGAAATATTTACATCACCAGTTTTATATATTGATTACGGTTCGACTATTGGATTAGTTCCAGTTAAGAACACAACCCCTTCAATACTTATTAATAAGAGTTATAATAAAAAGAACGAAGGAATAACAATCACAGTAGAACCAACTTATAAGAATATTTATCAGCATGGTTAATACTAGATTAATCTTAGTCAATGAACAAAACACTGGAAGTCCAGCAGGCAATTTTAATCTTGATTGTCCATATTTTGATAATATTCCTGTGCCTATCACATTTCAAATATCTGAGGTAAGGGATATTAACAGCGCAATAAACGGGTCTTATTCAAAGTCAATTAAAATACCGGGATCACCAGAAGTTAATTTATTCTTTGAGAATGTTTACGATGTTAATATATCACTAAGTAAGTTCAACCCTAACCTAAAAGTAAAGGCTTACTACTATGTAGATGAGATACTAAACTTTGATGGTCACTTACAAATATTAGGAATTGAACAGGATGAAACAAATAGTAGTGTAATTTACAGGTGCAATATAATTGGCGAGGTCGTTACATTGTTCACTAAGATAAAAAACCTTTACTTAGATGATATTGATTTAACTGCAACACCAACGGAATTAGGAGTAGCAAACTGGACACACACTTTAAACTATACTAACTTATTAAACTCTTGGAATAATCCGGGAGTTCAGGCTAATGGTTATTATTATGGCTTCATTGATTGGGGTGTTAATAACTCTAACATGAGCTTTGTTAATCCTGCGCATTTAAGGGCGTGTATGTATGCTAGGGTTTACTTATACGCTATATTTAACGCTGCTGGTTATACTTGGACTTCAACATTTTTAGATAGTACATTCTTTAAAAGATTGGTTATACCTCCGACTGAGCCACCGATACGATCATCAGCATTAATAAACGCTTCTAAGTTTTATGCTCAGGCAACAGGAGTACAAACATTTTCAAAGTCATTAACTTTTAATTCAAGTATCTTATCTTACTCAGAAACTACAAAAACAGACATAGCATTTCAAACTGAAATTTATGATACTGGAAATATATTTGCCACACCATCATTCACGCCTTCAATAACTGCTAAATATAACCTTAACGTTAATGTTGGTTTAGATATTACAATAACAAGGAACGCAGCAGATGCAACAACATTTTGTTGGGGTATTAATGGAGCGATCACTTATTCAGTTCTTGCATCTAATAACGTAGTAGTGGCAACTGGACAAATACAAGTCAATCAAATACCTGTAGGATTAGGAACGTTTAACGTTTCAATTCCTATTGTAGATACATTTTTATATTCTACCTTATCATATAAGGTTGTTATAACTTTTACTAATCCAACATTCCAAACGACACTATCGGCAGGAACTTGGTTGTTAAACTCTACTTTATCAAGCGGTTCAAACTTCTCGGCAGAGTTAGCAAGTGCTAATATAGTAGAGGGGGATTCAGTAAACCCAAACACATTAATACCTTTAAACGTTAAACAGTCAGACTTTGTAAGATGGATATTTAAAAAGTTTAATCTACAATGTACGGTTGATAAATCTATACCTAATAATTTATTAATTGAACCTGAGCCAACATTCAGATTACTAACTTCAAGAACTTGGGAACATGACACTGGCGCCGGGGTTGAGATAATTCCATTAGGAGAGTTAGATAATAACAAACTAATATTTCAAGATAAGGAAGATGGTGACTACTACAATAAACTTTATCAAGATGAATATAAAGAGAGTTATGGAATACATAGGAAAGATATAACAAACGATTTCATTAAGAGTGAGAATGTTTACGAGTCAGGATTTAGTGCTACACCATACGCTGTAAACCCTAATTACCCCGCTATCATTCCACAGATACTAACTAAGACAAACGCTGTTATAACACCATGTAAACCTAACATAAGGTTATTATATGTTGGTGGGAATGTTACTTTACCAAACACTCAATGGACGTTAACTGGCGGAACAGTACCTAATTCGCAAATAGTTTATACAACGATTCCTGCTGTGGGAATGACGGATAATCCTTATAGTCCTACTTTGGATTTAGCTTGGGGACAAGTAAAAAGAATTTACGCCCCTCAAGGAATACTACCTACTACTTGGACTACAAATAATAATTATAATAAGTATTATTCACAATGGGTTAATCGTATTAGCGATAAGAACAGTAAGATAGTAAGAGGAAGGTTTAAACTTAGACCGCACGATATAGCAATATTTGATCCACGATATCCAATATTCACAGTAATAAACGGAGAGCAAGGATATTATTTAGTAAACAAAATAGAAGATTATAACCCTTTAATGGAAGAAACTACAATGTGCGAACTACTTAAATTAACTGACTATTCAATTTTTGTACCCGGCACATATTCAATTAGTGATACAATTGGCGGAGGCAATATGGGTAATGCTTAATAATAGTTTTAAAATAGGAGACAGTAATAATAACTTAGGCGAGAACTCAACTATCATGGGGGGCTCTGCTAATTACATTTCATTTGGAGCTAATAACGTTCATTTAGTTGGGTGTACTGGCGTAGTAGTGAATGGTGATGTGAGAAACTTTACAGGAACTAATTTAGTTAACAGGGTAATAGATTCTACTTATAATAACAAAACTGAAATAGGAAAGCAAGCTGTTAGGGTGTTAGCCGTTACGGCAGACTTCATAATAGACGGTCTTTATGATGTTTATGAAATAGATTTAGATGCCTCTGGTATTGCTATTACTTGCACATGGGACGTATGGAACTATCCTATTAAAGTAGTGTTTAAAATAGTTTCTAACACAGGAGTATACGAATTTACAATAGACGATAATAACAGCCCTTCAACCACAATAGATGGAAGTGCTATGCCTTATACTACTATATTAGATACTAATGGAAAGCTAACAGTATATTCAAATAAATCTAAGCTATACACAATATGATAATTAAAGTACCAGACAGTTGGAATGAAGTTACAGTAAGTCAGTTCCAAGAAATTAACTCAATACCTTTAGAAAGTAAATCTAGGGCTTTAGAGATTATCTCAATTCTAATCAATGAAGATACAGAGGAAATAAGAAAGTACGATATGCAATCTCTTAATAGGATTGTAGCAGCTTTAGGATGGTGTGATGAACTACCAAGTGATAAAGACTTTGAAGAAGTACTAACGATAGACGATACTACTTACCACATGGTTAAGATGAGTTCTTTTTCAGTAGGTGAGTGGATTGACTTAGAACAATACTTTGAGGATCCAATCAATAACTTACATAATATCTTGGGGGTATTTTATAGGGATAACAGTTTACCTTATGACACGATCACTTCAGAAAAGAGAGCTAGCATATTTAGGGATAAGGTTAATGTAGGTCAGGTTTATGGGACGGTTGTTTTTTTTTGCAATATCGAAAGAAACTGTATTCAGACCATAGCGGTATATTTTCAACTTCAGATACTGAAGATGGAGATGAACCAGAAACAGAAGCAGAAAAGAATACCTTATTGGCGGAGGCTGCTAAGGTTAAAAAGTGGGGATGGTACGCCTACATATACTGCCTAGCAAAAGGGGACGTAACAAGGATTGAACAAGTAATGCAAACCAACTTTGTGCTAACATTAACACACAGGAGTTTTGAAATAGAAAATAAAAAATTATACGAATTTTATGAGTACGGTAGATATAACACAGGGCTTACAGGATGATAATATACAGTTGAACATTACTGTATTACCTTATATAAAGATGAAGTTAAACTCCATTATGATTATTAGCGGTTTTATAAAAGGAACTGAGAGTGATGAATGGCTAAAGGAAGCAGAAGAAAATGGCTGATGTAGCAGTAAATATAAAAGTTAACGCTGATGTTAATGCGTTATCAGCGATCAAAAAGGAGCTAAAGGAAATGAAAGCCTTAGCCCTAAATGGTGACGGCCAAGCTGCTAAACGAGTAGCGGAGTTAACTGATAAGTTAGAAGATTTAAAAGACGAAACCCAAAGTTTAAAAGGCTCAGGAATTGAGAAGTTAAATAACTCAATGAGCTTATTTAAACAAGGTTTACTTGATGCTGACCCCGGTAAATTAGGCACAGCGTTAAAAGGTTTAGGAGCTGCAATGAAGGCTATTCCTATATTCTTAATCGTTGAGGGAATAATGTACTTAGTACAAAACTTTAACGAACTATCTAAAGGCTCAGGAATTTTAGCTAAATCACTTCAGTTTGTTGGAGATATTATTTCAGCCATTGGTGACGGCATAACTTGGTTAACAGATAACATAGGACTTACAAACTCTGCTTTAGATGAGATGGGTGAGAAGGCTATAAAGATGGCTGAAGATTCTAAAGAGGCTCTATCAGCTCAAAGCGCAGAGTATGACAGGTTAGGTAAGGAAGCAAAGGCAGCAGGTAAAAGTACGGTTGAATTTGAGAGGGCTAAACAGCAAGCAATCATTGACACTAACACGGCTATTTTAAATCAATTACTATTAACAATAAGGTCAGGTAAGGAATTAACAGAAAAAGAAAAGAAGCAATTAACAGAGTCAACAGCAGCGTTAAAGGCAGCTACTACCGAAAGAAAGATTATAGACATTGAGGAAAAGAAAGATATAGAGAAAAGGAATAAAGAGTCCTATGATAAATGGTATGCTTATGAGCAAAAGAAAATAGACGAAAAGTATAAAGCATGGAAGAACGCAAAAGACCAAGCTAAAGAAGAAGCAGACTTTGAACAGAGGGCACAGGATGAACTAGATAAAATGAACCTTGAAAAGAGGGTTGATTATGTAAAGGTTTATAATGAACAGGAAGCCCAACTACTAGCAAATAGATTATCTGAGTCAGCTCAGGCACAAGAAGAAGCTGATAAAAAAGCTGAAGTTAAAGTAAGAACTAAAGAGGAAACTAAGCTACAAATAGAAAAAGACTCAATAGCGGCTGCTAAGGAATTATCAGACTTATTCTTTCAAGGTCAGTTAAACGCTGCTGAAGGGGACGAAAGGCGTCAATTAGAAATTAAGAAAAAGGCTTTTAATGTTAACAAAGCATTCCAAGCAAGTCAAGCGGCTATCGATGGAACACGTGCTACCTTATCAGCTTTTGCAACTGCACCTCCTGGCTTTAAAATTGCGGCTGCTGCTGCTGCTGGTATATTTGCGGCTGCCCAAGTAGCTAAGATTTTAGCAGCTAGGTTCAATCCGGGATCGGCTCCAAGTGGTTCAAGCGGTGGGGGAATAAGAGATATTAATACAGGTGGCGGAGTTAACCCAGCAGCTCAACCAATACCACAAAGAAGTCAGGACTCCACACAATTTGATGAGTCAGGCAATAGAGTAAACCAACCATTAATAGTTAGGGTGTCAGAGATTAATGATGTTCAAAGGAGAGTTATTAGGGTAGAAGAACAAGCTAGGTTCTAGTAAACAAAAAACAAGCCGACTCCTAAATGTATTATAGGGGTATGGCATCATTGAACGGGTTACCCGTATTCTTTATAAAGATTGACGAAAGTTTAGAATCGAATGAGGGCATCAACATGATTTCTTGTGTTGATTACCCTGCAATCGAGTCTAACTTCGTAGCCTTATCTAATATTAAAAACTTTGCTTTCAATGCTGATAAGCAAATGTTATACGGTGCTATCTTAATTCCTAACCAACCTATTTACAGAAACGACCCTAAGATGGGTGAGTACTATGTAATATTCACAGAGCAGGAAATAATTAAGATGGTTCGCAAGTTCCAAGCTCAGGCTAAGACTGTAAACCTAAACTACCAACACAAAAAAGATTCACAGTTAAAGAACGCTGTTATCCAAGAAATATGGTTAACAGGTAAAAATGATAAGAGCCAAGATTTAGGTTTTGATTTCCCTATTAATACTGCAATGATTGGAGCCTACATAGGTGACTCTAAATTCTGGGCAGATGAGGTTAAGACTGGCAATGTTAAAGGATTCTCTATTGAGGGTTTTCTTGATATGGAAATGAAAAAATTTAAACATACATATAAAATGGAAGTAAAAACAAGCGACGGTGCTTATACACTAAGTACCCAAGATGATACCTTCACAGTAGGAGCAGAAGTTACTATTACAGCAACTGACGGAACTACAGTAAACGAGGGTACATTTAATTTAGATAACGGTTCAACTATTGTAGTTGCAGCCGGAACCATTACAGCTATTGAAGATTCACCATCTGAACCAGAAGGAGAATTATCTAACGAAGAAGTAGCAGTAATTCAATCAGCAATGAAATCTCAAATTGATGAGTTAAAAGGCATGATTGAAACCCTAAACCAAAAGTTCTCTAACCTACCAGCTTCACAGCCTATCACTAGCGCAAAAGAGCCTGAAGTTAAAGAAAGCAAATTCGAAGCATTAAGATCAATTTTAAACAAACATAAAAACAAATAATAAAAAATGCCAACTGTATTATCAAATTCAACAACTTACACAGGTAAAGACCTAGATGGTTTTTATACAACTGCGTTATTGACTGGAACTAGTAAATCTACTTTCCGTCTTTTCCCTAATGTAAAATCCAGCGTTAAAGTTGGATCACTTAACTTAGGTAACATCCTAGCTGATGACTCTTGTTCATTCGCTTCAACAGGAACTATTTCCCTAGCCCAGAAAACTTTAAGTGTCTGTGCATTGAAGGTTAACCTCGAAATTTGCGAAAAAGATTACGAGTCGATTTACCTTTCAGAAAAATTAAGACCGGGCAGTAATGTTGACGGGAATATTCCTGCTGACTTTAACGAGTTCTTATTGAATTTAGTTTCTAATCGTATCTCACAACAAACTGAGGTTATCTGTTGGGCTGGTGATGATTCAGCTTCTCCAGTAACTTTGTGTGATGGTATCATCAAGCAATTACTTGCTGATGCTACAGTAGTAGACGTAGCTGCTACTAGCACTAATATCGGAGTAGCTGGTACTTGTATTGCTGAAATCACTAAGATTTACACAGCAATCCCAACCACTTTAGATATTTCTAAATTAGTTCTTTATGTTTCCCCAGTAGTTGGAAGAGCTTATAAGCAAGCATTGGTAACTGCTAACCCCGCGTTGGTTGGTTGGAATCAAGGTTCTTATGAACTTACTTACATCGACCTTAAAATTGTAGTAGCTGAAGGAATGCCAACTTACAGAGCTGTATGCGCTGACCCTCAAAACTTGTGGTATGCTACAGACTTAGTAAGCGACGAAAACGAATTAAACATTATCAGTATGAAAGGCATCTTAGGTGAGCCAACTGTTCGTATGATAACTGAGTTTAAAATCGGATTCGGTTTCGGTGTAGGTGCTGAGATTGTTCTTTACTCATAGTAATAATGCAGGGGGTTTTAATTAACTCCCTGCTATTTTTTAATTAAATAAATTTATAAAATATGCCTTGTTCAAATATAGCTTCTGGCTTAACGCTTGGTTGCGACAATAATATAGGAGGTCTTAAAGGCTTTTACGTAACAGAAAAGTCTAATATCACTTCAATCGGTTTGTCAAGTCCCGGTGATGAAATCAGTACGCTTTCAATGAGTGGCGTTCTTTATGAGTTTGAGTTCAACAAAGGGAACGCAAACTATGTAGAGAGTGGAGAATTTAATCAGGCCGCAGGTCGTGACTTATACACTCAAACAGTGACCCTAACATTAAACCGTAGGGAGAAAACTAAAAGAGATAAATTAATACTGTTAGCTCAAAGAGAGAATTTAATTATTGTGGTTGTCGACCAAAATAATGTAATTTGGTATTTGGGGGAGACAAACGGAATGAACTTAACTACTTCGGTAGGTGGTTCAGGAGCAGCTAAAAACGAACTTAATCAATACGTGTTAACTTTTGTAGGTGAAGAACCTAGCCCAGCAAACACGATGACCGCAGCTTGTTTAACAGCTAACACTTAATATAACTTTGTTTCATAGATTAAAGCCCAGCCCTGTAAGGTTGGGTTTTCTATTTAAAAACAGTTCACAATTAATGTATTATAGTTATAATGATTTACATCACAAAAGGCCAAGCTAATACGGTTGTTTTAACCTTAAATGAAAGGGCTACCACAACCTCGCATGATTGGTTATTTGAGTTCGTTAATGATACAACGGGTGAAATAATAGCATTTACAGCATTTGAAATGAGTACCAATACAGACAGATACAATATGTTCACAATTACAGAATCAAACACCCAAAACCTTTACAACGGGACGATTAAATTAGAGGCTGGTTTCTGGTCTTATACTGTGTTTGAAATGGCTAGTACTAGCCCAGTTAGTTTAGTTAAAGCTAATGCACTAGCAACGGTAGAAACGGGCAAGGTTTGGGTTCGTAATTCAAGTGCTAATCCTATCACTACTTTCGTAGGAGATAGCAATACAAAGAGTTCAAAAACATTTAAAGGATGAGTTTAATAAAAGATTTAAAACAAGCGTTAGGTAAGGCAGTAAGCCCTAAAGTAGTTCAATCGAGTGGTTCTAATATGTCGGTATTTGCTTCTGCAATTCCTGAAGTTCCACAAATAATTGAAAAGAAAAATACTGATTGGGTTTTATACGGGGAAAATAACGAGTATCCTTTACAATTAGCTGACTTACCATACGGATCGGCTATTCATAATTCAATCCTAAAGACCAAAACTAAGATGACTCACGGTGAGGGCTTTATTATTAAAGGCACTAAAACCAAAGATGAATCAATAGCGGCATATAATTCACTACCATCTAATGTTAAGTTAGACTTAGATTTACTATTAAAGAATCCTAACGGTAAAGACAGGGGTGATATTTTAGCCATGAAATTAGCTAATGACTTACAAAAGTTTGGAGCTTTCTGTTATGAAGTAATTTATAACATGGATTTCACTAAGATAGTTACTCTTAAATACGTCCCTGTTAAACATATTAGAGCTGGTAAGATGAACGCTGACAATGAAGTGGACACTTACTACTATTCTAAGGATTGGCTTAAATACAGACAGCCGGGATTTAAACCTATGCCTATTGCAGCCTTTAATAAGAACAATAAGCAAAGCATGAATCAACTAGTTTATGAAAAAGTAGGAGATTTAGATTATTACGGAGTGCCATCTTATGTAGGTGCTATTACTTGGATTTACACAGACTTTCAAATGGGTATTTATCATTCTAGTAACTTAGAGAATGGAATGAACCCTAGCTTATGGTTAAAATTTTATAAGCTACCAGCAAGCGAGAATGACAGGGATGAAATAATGGCTAATGTAAAAGCTCAGTTTAGAGGTGCTAAGAATGCAGGTAAACACGTGGTGACTTTTTCAGACGGTAAGGAGTTAGCTCCAGATATTATGCCTATTGAAACTAGTGGACTAGATAAACAATTACTTTTACTAGCTGAGTTATGCGATAAAAAGATTCTTACAGGTCACCAATTAACTAGTCCTTTATTGGCTGGAGTTTCAGTGTCAGGTCAATTAGGAGGCAATACTGAGTTACAAGTAGCTTATCAGATTTTTGATAAGGTAAGTATGGAAGCGGATAGGAACTTTTTAATTCAATCACTTCAAAAGATTTTAGATTTTAATAAAACCCCAGTTCAATTAGATATTTTACCATTCACAGTATTTACACCAACTGGTACAAACCCAACTTCACCGATAAATGGCTAACACAGCATACTTTATAGATGAGCAATATCTTAAAGATAACTCACCACTAGGCAAAAATATAGACATGGTTACTCTCTATCCTTTTATGAAGATAGCTGAGGATGTACATATACAAGGGGTAATAGGAACTAATTTATACAATGATTTAATCACTAAAATTATAGCAGACGATACTTTAGCAAGTTACCCAAATGAATTAATTTTATGTAAAAAAATTAGAGATTGTATGGTATGGCTAGTAACTGTAGAGGCTTTACCTTTCATTGGAACTAAAATAGCTAACATAGGAAACGTTCAACAAAATGGGGAAAACTTAAGCAATGCAGATCAAGGAAAAGAAAGTAGACTCGAAGCAAAGTGTAAAAACAATGCTATGCACTATACTAAAATGTTACAGGGATATTTATGTGAGAATAGCGATTTATTTTCTGAGTATTGCTGTGCTAATTGGGATTGTAGTAAATTATTTCCTAACTCTAATACTAGCAGTTCTAGTGATATTTCCTTTGATAAGACAGGTGAACAGGGAGTGGATGTTAAATTTTTAAGAAGATATTTCGGATGAGTACAGTAAATGCTAATGTCAGATTAGGCTATCAGGATGCTGCGTGGTTTACAACTAATGCTGCTGTAGTTTTATTAAGCGGTCAAATAGTTTATAGGAGTACTGATGGTAAATATATTATCGGGGACGGCTCTACTGCTATTTCTGGATTAACCTTTTACGGTGGCGTTGGTGGGGGCGGTGGCGGTTTAACCGTTGGAACTTCCACAATAACCTCAGGAACTAACACGCGTATCCTTTATAACAACGCTGGAGTATTAGGAGAGTATAGTGTAACAGGAACGGGGACAACGGCTGTATTGAGTACTGACCCTTTATTCACATCGAATAGTGGTACTATTCAGTTCGGTAATATTGGAGTTAATTCCCCAGCTTTGTGGTTTCAGCAAGCATTACCAACAAACACAAATTATACTATTTTTGGAGATAATACAGATTTACTTTTAAATAATGCACAATCTATTCAATTTAGGTTTAATAATGTTGCAGCATTTAATGTTACTAATCAAAACTTTGTAGCAGCGCAAAATTTCATTAGGTTTTTAAAACCAGCATTAACAAATCAAACAAGTGCTAGTGAAAGGATTGGGCTTTATTTTGATTCGGGCTCAACTGAATGGGCTGGAAATACAGCCATCACAACGCAGAGAAATTGGTATATAACAGCACCTACTTATACAAGTGTAGTTGCCGGTAAGGTGTTTACAAATACTACAACGCTTTTTATAGAGCCACCTGTAATATCTACAAATTGTTCTAGTACGAATAATTGGGCTATAATGTCAAAGGGTGATGTTTATATAAATACTAAACTTACGCTTCAAGGAATAAGCACAAACACAACGGCTACTATAAATTTAAAGCCATTTGATAGTAATAGTAAATCAATTATAAACTTTAGAAACACTGCTGACTCAGTATCTAGGGCATATTTAGAACTAAATGAGCTGAGTGGTGAGTTTTCAATATATACTCATAGTGGTGGTTTTTTCCCAGTATTTTATTCAAATGGTGTTGAGAGAATGAGAATTGATGTAAGTGGAAATATAACCCTTGCAGATGGTGTAAACATAATTACAAACACAACAACAGGTAGCAGAATATTTAACGCATCTAATCAAAAGGGTGCTTTTTGGGGAGCCACACCGGTAGTTCAACCAAGTGGATATACAACAGCACCAACAGGGACATTAAATAGAACAACTTTTAATACTAGCACAGCGACTTTAACAGAGGTGGCTCAAAGATTAGCTGCATTAATGACAGATTTAAGAACAATAGGTTTAATAGGAGCATAACATGGCAAATACTACAAATTTTGGAAGCATACCAGCAAGTCAAACAGTTATCACTTCACCTTCATTTGGGTTAGCTGGTAACACTTTAGGAGCTTCTACAATATCGGGAAACGATATTTATTTACAAGGTGGAAATAACATGACGCTTTCAGTTAATGGAAGTACGGTTATTTTCTCAGCAGGCGGTGGCGGTGGCGCTGGCGTTAGTCAATTAAACGGCTCACAAGGCACTTTATCTTTAGTAGCTGCTTCAAGTTTATCAGCTTCAACAAACGGATCAACAATTTCTTTTGGATTAGCTTCTAATATAACAACGGCTTTACAATCGGCTGGTGCTTACTTAACAACAGCCCGTGCAAGTACTGATGGGGTAGGATTAAACACGGCTCAAACAAATGTAGTTTGGACTGTTAATAGTTCAGGTATTAGTTTAAACGCTTCAGGTTATGCAGGTATTGGAACTTCAGCAACCAACGCTTCAATTACTTTAAATTCAAACGGATTAGCTATTTCGGTGGCTGCCCCCGGTGGTGGTGGTGCAATAAACGTAAGTGCAGGAACTACAAGCGGAAATTTACAAACAATTCAGTTTAGTGATTTAAACGGTATTTCTTTTGGATTAAGTGGTTCGACATTAACAGCAGCTCATAATGGCTTAACTACTGCCATGCAGTCAAATGCAACAACAACAAACATAAGGTCTTATTATGATAATGGTTTACCTTACCAAGGTACAACTGCTTTCAGTATGGGTGGCTCATCTAATTACGTTCAACCGTTTATTTTACCTTATCCCATTTCAGCATCTTATATTAGGATTGCAAATAGCTGGGCTTTTGGTTCTACAACTGGAGCAACTTCTGCCAATCAATCCTTAACTTTAAATAATAGTCAATCTATTTGGGTAAATATTTACACTAAAGGAACAGGCGTAAATG